CTATGGTTAGACCCTTCACATAGAAACGGTAAAACTGCTCCCAAGTTAATCGATGGATATGTAGAGTGGGCAAGTAAGAAAGGTTGTGACTTCGTTAGGTTGTCAGCCTTAGATGGAATACTATCAGGTAAAGCAGGTATTCTGTTTAAACGAAAAGGTTTCAAGCCAATAGAAACCGCATACATAAAGGAATTATAATATGGCTATTTTTACTCTTATTGGTGCTGCTGCAGGAGCCGCTGTCGGTGCGGCAGTAGTAGGGGGCGCAACGGCTACTGTAATAGGTGCTGTTGCAGGTGCTGTTGTTGGCACAGTTGTAGGAAATAAAGTGAGTGCTGCTCAAGAGGCAGCTGCTGCAGCTACAACTCAAGCAGAAGAACAGATAACAACTATAACAGAAAAACAAGAAGAGATAATAGATGTTACTCAACAAGTAACAGGAATACAGACAGAACAGATAGCAGTTCAGCAACAAATAGCTGAAGATAGACAACAACAAGAAAGACTCGCTGTACGTAGACAACGAAGATCAGCTATACGAGAAGCTCAGATAGTAAGAGCAAGACAAAGAAATATTGCACAAGCTGCAGGTGCTATAGGTTCAGCTGTATCTGGTGGTGCTGCGTCTATTGGTTCTCAACTATCAGCTGCTTTAGGATACTCTACTCAGCAATCAGGTCTATCTGAAGAAATACTTCAAGGACAGCAAAAAGGTATGGACTTACAGTCTGAGATAAACACACTTTATGGTAAAGCTAACGTTCTTCAAACAGAAGCTAATATTGCAGCTACAAAAGCAGGTATGTACAGTTCTAGGGCTGCAGGTTATACACAGCAAGCAAGTAATTACATGGGATTGTTTACTAATGTTGCAAACACAGCCTTTAATTTTATTTAAGGACTTATTGAATGGAACTACAACAGCCTATCGACTACACTGAAGATAGTATGGCTCCTATCGATGAGGAACTAGGTGAAGTAGTTACTCAAGAAGATACTGAGCAAAGCATACAAGAAGCATTCATGTCTACAGGTCAAGATGTTTCTCCTTCAGAAGCTAAAGAGATGTTGTTTCAGAGTGCTAATCCTATAGAAGCTTTGATTCGAGATAAGTTTTACACTGAGGAAATGCAAGCTGAAGAACTTCAAAGAGCTTACAAAGGTGCTGAGTTAAAATCAAATGACTTCTTCGATAATCCTGACTTCTTCTATGAGCAAGCTAAAGGATTTTCTAATGATGATGTAGGTGCTCTAGACATACGTGCTGCTATTAACTCAAGGATAGAACAAAGAATCTTAGAAGACCTTAGTGCTCAAGAAGAGACAGGTGTTCTAGATGCTATCTTAGACTTCGGTGCTTATGTTTTAAGAGAGTCTACAATAGGTGTACCTGAAGCACTCACTGATCGTACTGAACGATTAGGTACTCAACTTGTATTCAACAAACTGAACATGAAACCTAGTGAATATAAAGAGTGGTTTCAACAAACAGTCGATGAAGTTATGCAGGAAGGTATTCGTGATAACGATGCTAACAAGATTGATTGGTTGAAGAGTGTTGTTGAAGGTAATGGATACGACAGAGATTCTAGTATAAAGAAAGCGTTTGCTATTGTAGACTTGATAGGTCTAGGTGAACTAGGTACTGTAGGATTTAAGCTTGCACGTACTGCGTCTAAACCTACTACACGTATTGGACGTATTGCTGAACTTGAAGGACCAGAGCAAGCTGCTAGAATTGGTGAAGGTATTGCTCTTCGTAACATCGATCCAGAAGTAAGTGCTGATCTTGGACCTAGAGTTGTAAACCCACACCCACCTAAAGTTGCTACACCTGAAGGTTGGTACTCTCGTGCTCTAAAAGAGAATCAACTAGCAGACGATATAGCTTCTATCTACAAGAGTGGGGCTATGGGCCGTATTGTAGACCAAGATACTATACGTGCATCTGTGTCTTCTACAATATCTAAGTTTAGACAGAGAGTTGATAACCCTGTATACAAGTCAGACTTAGAAGAAACAGGATTCGGAAACTACACAGTCAACATACAGCTAGGTAAAACTACTGATGGTACACCCTACAAACCAACACCAAGAGGTGAACCATCTGCAGGTGTCAATCGTTTAGCTGAGAAGACAGGCGGTGAAGTAGTTCCAGTTAAGAACTCTGCAGGTGACTTACAAGGGTACGTTGTTCAATTCAGAGAGAACATAGATTTATCTAAACAAGTAGCTGCTATAGACGCTGATGAACTTCTCAAGATGGAACGTGGTGTAGTTAGGAATACTCTAGGTAGGGTGTTCGGTAATACTCTTATGGGTTCTACTGCTCTACGTGGTGTTGACAGATTAACTACACTAGCTCAGATGGGAGAGTCTGCTCAGTCTGCAGTCAAAGGTGTGTTCCAGAAAGAAGCAAAGAAGATAAATGCTCTTGGTCCTAGTGATCGTGCAACACTGTCTTCTATTGTAGGTAAACTACGAGATGATCCTGTTGAGGCTGTTAGACGTGGATGGTACAGTGAAGAAGAGTTTACTGTAAGGTACGCAGAACTAACAGGAAAGCAACCAAGTCAGAAAGTTATAGATGCTTACGATGCAGAGGTTGCTATATCTAATACTGCAGCTGTTATTCGTGCTAACAACATCATGCGTACTTATGTACAGAAGGGATACCGCGCAGTAGAAATGCCTGATGGTATCCGTGTACCTGCAAAGACTACATCTACATCTAAAATAGGAGCAGATGAATACATTCTAGACTTGAACGATAATGTTCGTCTTTACAAGAATGAGATAGATGCAGGGTTTGACGTATGGAAACTAGATCGTGATGATCTTGGGGTACGGTATGTGACTAAACCAAGAAAGGTTGACGCACTAGAACCACAAGACGTTATGGGTTTCAATGCAGGTGGTCCTCGAACTAACCCTAATGCTAACTACTTTGTAGTACTAGGACGTGAAGGTAGATTCCCTAAGTCGTTGTTGACAACATTCACTGAGGCTGATGCGAAGCTTGCAGTAGATCAACTAAGAGTTTTACAGAATGCACTAAGAGATGCACCTGAAACTATTGATGATGTCTTAACTGCTAATAACGATTGGAATCCTACGATTACTAATCTAGATGAGCTACGTAGATTCTCAGATGAAAACAACTGGGATTTAGATGAAGGTCTTATTGCCTACAAAGAACGTAACTCGTTTGTACAAGACGTAGATGTTGATGATGCTACATACAGAATGGCATTCTCTGATTACGTAGAGAAAGAAGCATCACGACAAGACAGAGTTCTGCCTGAGTTTGGTGGTAAGAAAACGTACAACGTTGATCCTATGGATACCATAACTCAACAATTCGGAACAGCCGTACAAGAGTTAGCTAACCACGCATACACATACAATGCTATGGTAGGTTGGGTAAAGAGAGCACAGAAAGCAGGAGTTAACTGGCTTCCTGAAGGTGTGTCACCTAATGATTATCGTACACTGTTTATGAAAGCTGAAGTAAAAGGTAACACTGCATTCGATAGACGTATGAAAGAGATACGTGATATTGAGATGAGGCGTATGGGTGTCAAGAGTGCAGCCGTACAGACAATGGAAGACTTAGGAAGACAGGCTTCTGAGTACGTATTTCAAAAGACTCACATACCTACACGTATTGGTGATCCAAGTAATGCTCTACTGAACATTGGCTTTCAGTCTGCATTTGGTTTCTTGAACGTATCTCAGGCTTTCGTTCAAGGTTCTCACGCTGCTACAATTATGGCTATCTCACCGAAGCATGGTTTTCGTGGATCAAGCATGGCTTTAACTATGCGTAGTTTGTATCACAAATCTCCTGAAGTAGTAGACTTAGGTGTAAAACGTTTATCTAAATACTACAATATGTCAGAAGATGAGATAAAAGAAATCATGGAGTACGTCCGTACTTCTGGACGTGAAGTAGTTGACGCTGAAGCAATCGAACAAGGTACTGGTGTATCTTACGGTATCTCTGGTTTTCAAGGAGAGAGCTACAAACCATCACTACTACGTAAAGCTTGGTTGTCTACAAAGAAGACTGCACGTCAAGGTATGGACTTAGGTTTGATACCTTTCAACCAAGGTGAGAGACTAGGAAGACTTACTGGTACATACACTTCTATACTAGAGTTCAAAGCTAAGAATCCTGGAGTGTCTATCCTAAGTGATCGTGCTCGTATGTGGATTAGTAGACGTGACCAAGACTTGACGTTCAACATGACTGCAGTAGGTAGACCTCAGATTCAAAGTGGTCTGATGCGAGTTCCTACACAGTGGTTATCTCATACATTCAGAGCTATGGAGTCTGTGTTTGTAGGACGTAACTTCACTAAAGCAGAACGAGTACGGATGTTTGGAATCTTGATGCCTTTCTATGGTACTGCAGGGTTTGGTCTTACACATGCAGCTGACTCTCTAGCAGACTACTTCGGTATAGAAGTTAACAGTAATACGTTTACTTTCTTGAAGTATGGTGTGATTGATGGACTTACTGACTACCTCATGGAAGACACAGACGGTAGAGTTGGTACAGGATTAGCAGGTAGACTAGCTCCTGCAGGTGCTGTTGTAGAGACATACCGTAAGATCAAGGAAGGTCAGTTTGTTGAGGTTATAGGTGGTCCTTCAGGTGATATTACAGGTGGTATCGTAGACGCATTCATGGAAGCATACGCATCTCTTAGAGATAATCGTGGAACTATGTTGAGTGATGATGTCATTAAGATTCTAAGACAACCATCAGGTATTGATAATATTGCTAAAGCTTACGGTATCTTCAATAACGGTATCTATCGTAGTAAGAATGGTATAACAATTCCAGGAGAGATGGGTACAACAGAAGGTATCTTACAGTTACTTGGTATTGGTAGTTTAAAACAAGCTGAGTGGTACGATACTCGAAGAACTATGTTCACAAGTAACAAGAAACTAACTAAGTTCCGTAAAGAAATAAACAGTGAAGCTAACTACGCTTTTGATTTACTACAAGGTGACACTGCAGATAAAGAGAAAGCATTCAAGTTGTTTAATGAATTGAAGGTAAAGATTGACATGAGTGGGTTTTCTCCTGAAGTTCAGACATCTCTAAGAAAAAGTATGAACCGTAGACTTGATGATCAGTTCTTTAATGTGTACGAAAACTTACTAAGATCAGATCAAGACGCTGAAGCAGAACGCCTCAGATCAGTACTAGGAAGGTAAAAGAATGGCAGATATATTCGCACCTAAGACATCTTTTAATATCGGGTATGAGCGTGTAGTCTCTCAGCCTGTAGAAGATAAAAGAGGTGAGACACAGGCTAAGTTTCAAGCTATGGCTAATCAAGTTCAAGCTTCAGCTATAAGAGCACAGACTCAAGTTGAACGTGCCAAGATGGGTGCAGAAAGCGCAAAGATTCAAGGCTACGGAAACCTAGCTGTAACTGCATTGAGGTTTGGAGCAGGTTACGCAAGTCAATACCAGAAAGGTAGAGTGTCTGGTGCTGCAGGTGAATGGCTTGACTCAATGGTAAAAGCTCAAGATTTACGTGATCAAGGTCAAGCAAACGAAGCTAGTATGTTCGAGAGAAAATCTACTAGAGCAGCTGTAGGTGCAGGTGTTGACTTAGATAAGTATAAGACAGAGTATGAAGCTATCACTGGTAGACCTATGGAGTATGTAGGTCAGACTCGTGAACAGCAAGTATTCGAAATGATGAAAAGCGACAAGAACTACCAGATGGCTTACTTAGCCGCACAGGGTACTCTTGGACCTAATGCTTCAGAAGAACAATTAACTTCATCTGCTTTAGCTTCAATGCAGAAGCAAGCCATTGCAAGTAATACTCTAGCTCTTGTAGGTGCAGGTAATCAGCTTGATTGGGAAACTCAAGTAAAAGGTGCTTATAACACAACACTAGATCAATTCGATCAGGGTATTGTAGCAGGATTAATAAGCAGGACTCAACAAGGTCAACCTATAACTCCAGGAGAGCTTGATACTGTTTTGATGCAACACAATCTTATGTCTCAAAAGCTAATAAAACCTGCATACGTTTCAGATGAGCAGTGGAGTTCAGTAAAACAAAGATTAGATTTACAGAAAGAGTTCTTGACTACACTGAAAGCTGCTCGTGATCCTGATGCTTTACTAACAGATATGGTTTCACAGTTGATGCAAAGTGCAGAGACTCCTGAAGATGCTATGGCTATATTCTCAGCCTCTGATTCTACTAACTTAGCAAATTACTTTGGTACAAACGTACCAGAAACGGTAAACAAAACAGCTAAAACTGCATTTGCAGACAATAACTACAAACAAAGAGGTATGATTATTACAGATGTACAGGCAGTAGATGTGACTGAACCTGTCAGTGGTAATTCTACTTTCACTATAGACACTGCTCCATCATTTCTAAAAGATCACGTCAATGATGATCCTAAAACTATGCAAAGAAATGTAGAAGCAGGGTTAGAGATGATTAAGAATCTAAAACCTATGGAGCTTCAGGGTGAAGGTGCAATAAAACAGTTCTACAACTCTACAATGTCTATGGCTGCAGGTATGTTGTCAGATAAGCAGTTCTATTCCTCAAATACAATGTCTAAAGTATTCAACAATCCTAACTTAGAACAAGCTTTAAATATGGTTGCTTCAGTAGATCGTGAAGCTGCAGATGAAATACGTATATCTTTACGTAGTGTTGCTAACTTACAAAGAACAGCATTGAAAGCTAACTTACAGAGTATGGAAAATGCTATGAGTGGTGCAGTGTGGGATGAGCAAGATCAAACATACTACATAACTGGTGATTCAGGTAAGTTTCTAAACATGCCTAACTCTGCAATCTCTGGTGAAATGACAGATAAAGGTTTCAAGATAGCATCCTATAGTACTGTATTTCCTGAAGGTTATAAAGAAGCTGTAGATAGACGTAAATCTCTTTCAATACTTGATCGTGCTATAAATAATTTATCTGTAGAAGGTGCAGAAGTAGAGACTACAACACCACAGACTGAAACAATAGAAGGTATTACTTACAGTTTACCTGAAGATGTACAAGCAGATACTGAGTTCTTAAATGAAGTTGTTCGAGTATCAGAAGAGGTTGGTGTAAGCCCTGATCAATTAATATCTGTAATAGACTTCGAAACAATAGGGTCTTTCTCTCCTAGTGAGAAAAGTAAGACATCAAGTGGTACAGGTCTAATTCAATTCTTAGAGAAGACAGCTAAAGAGTTAGGAACGACTACTCAGAAACTGTCTCAAATGACTCGTGCAGAACAGATGGTTTATGTAGGAAGATACCTTGCTAAGTATGAAGGTAAGATAAAGAACACAGGTGACATCTACATGGCTGTTCACTGGCCTAGAGGTGTAGGTGAATCTGATGATTATGTTCTTTACAGAAAAGGTTCTAAAGCATACAGGGCTAACTCAAGTCTAGATAAATCAAATGATGGCACAGTAACTAGAGGTGAAGCATTATCAAGACTAAGAGATGTAACTTCTAATAAGTTTACGGACGTACAAAGAATAGCGGAACAAGCTATAGAGCAGAGTGATGAACTTACAAGAAGTCCAAGGCCAATAGCTAGACCAGATATTAGAGAAGAACCTTTTCCTGTAACAGAAAGTCCACGTCCTCGACCTAGAGGTACACCTACGTTTGAGCAATTTAAAACACTTAATGCTGACATACTACAAGGACTCTCTGAAGAAGAGTTGCAAGGAATATATCAGCGTAACTTTGTATCAATGGAGTAATAAATGACATTTAGATTAAGTCAAAGGTCATTGGATAGACTCGAAGGAGTACATCCAGATATGACTGCAGTAGTTGAGAGAGCTATACAACTTTCTAAGGTAGACTTCGGAGTGACGCAAGGAGTCAGAACTTTAGATGAACAAAAAGCTAATGTAGCTGCAGGAAGATCACAAACCATGAGGTCTAAACACTTACTTCAACAAACTGGATTCAGTCATGCTGTAGACGTAGTAGCTTATGTAGGTTCAGACGTGTCGTGGGAGCTAAACTTATATGATGACATCTGTGATGCTTTCAAAGAAGCAGCTAAAGAAGTAGGTTGTAGTATAAAATGGGGAGCAGCATGGAGTGAGGGTGACATAAGAACCTATCCAGGAACATCAGAAGATGCTATGATGGCTTATGTAGACCTACGTAGATCACAAGGACGTAGACCTTTCATCGATGCACCACATTTCGAGTTGATGTAATGGAGATGCTTGAACTTATAATGCAGTGGTTAGTCGCTCCTTTAGCAGGAATTGTCTGGTTTTTGTTTATGAAGTCAAGTAAGAACGAAAGAGACATTGCAGTACTCCAAGCACAGTATGAAGCTAATAGGTTAGCCTACGACAGAGAGATGAAAGAACTAAAAGAAACTGTCAAGGCAATCTTTAATAAACTAGATAGTATAGAACAAGCACTAAGAGATAAGTAATGGACCCAGTAAGTTGTGTTATGATGGCATCAGGTGCTTTCAAAGCATTGAAGGGTGCTATTGGTGCAGGTAAAGACTTGCAAGAAATGACAGGTCAGCTTGCCAATTGGGGTAAAGCTTTCTCTGACTTTACTAACTTAGAGGAACGAGAAAAGAATCCTCCTTGGTGGAAGCAGACATTCAAAGGTAGTGACGAAGAGACTGCTCTAGAGATATTTGCTAACAAGAAGAAGATGGAACAAATGAGGGCTGAGATAAAAGATCATATATCTTGGAACTACGGACCTAGTGCGTGGGAAGAGGTCTTACAGATTGAAGCTAAAATGCGTAGACAAAGAAAAGAAGAACTTTACAAGAAACAGGAGAGAGTAGATGCGATTATTAATTTCGGTATCGGTGGTGTTATGTTTATCCTTGGGGGCGGCTTGCTACTATTGGTATTCTACTTCATCGGCAAACAACAAGGTAGATGGTGATGTGGTTCCTAGTGTGGATGCAGTTCATAGTGGGAACGAATGAGTTCGAGTACTACCAAGTAGGTACATACGGATCAGAAGAAGCCTGTAAAGAAGAGATGGTAAGAGCAAGGGTGATGGTAACGAATAGTAAATCAGCGGTACATTGCTTTGAGGTTGATAGAAGTAAATAATAAGTTTGTAGTATATGATAAGAACGGTAATGTTATAATAATTACTCGTAGTAAAAACATTGCTATAAAGTATGCGAGGAATAATGGCACACACGGTAATTGATGATTGGAAAATTATACCAAGGCTAATGATGTTGGCTGTAACTATACTAACATATCAGGCTGTTCATTGGTATATGGCTTTGCCTGATCCGACAATACAACAGTCAGGTCTGGTGTCAGTCTGTATGGGTGCTCTGACAGGGTGCTTTGGTATATGGATGGGTAAAGAATCTAAGACAACAGTAACTCCAACGAGGGTAATCCATGAGGAATCTTATAGCAAGTCTGATTCTAGGTAGCCTACTAGCAGGTTGCATGTTGAATCCTATGAACCTACTTGGTGGTGGTGGGCCTAGTGTCAATGCTAATACACAGGCAGGTAAAACAAACTCACAGACAGTAGGTAACTCTACAAACACAGATCAAGAGATTAGCTTACAGACTCTTGAAGGGAACCTAAATCAAAGTAACGATAAGAATAAAGTAAGTACTGATAGTGTGGAGAACATAAATATAAATGAGATACCACCCTGGGTATTGATACTTCTAGTACTAGGTTGGTTAGCACCTAGTCCACAGGAAATGGGACGTGGTTTACTTACTCTTATAGCAACACTAAGGGGAAAGAAAAATGGCAGCACGGCTTAACAAGTCAAAGATGAAGTGTAATAGTCCTAGAGCTACACCCAAACATCCTACTAAATCTCATGTAGTAAAGGCTTGTGTCAATGGAAAAGAAACTGTTATCCGGTTTGGTCAGAAAGGTGTCAGAGGAAGCCCTAAAGGTTCAGCTAGGAATAAGGCTTTTCGTGCACGACATGCTAAGAATATTAAAAAGGGAAAGATGAGTGCAGCGTATTGGGCTGCTAAAGTAAAATGGTAAAAGGATAAATACAATGAAGACAATAACTATTAGTATAGTAACGGTAATGGGCTTTCTTGCGATAGCAGCAACTAAGGTATCATCTATGGATTTTTCTGTAGTAGGGCAAACGTTGTCGATAGGTGCAGAGACTGACCTAAACTACACTACTGGTGTAGAAGAATGGGAATGGGAACTGACCCCATCTGCAGGAATAACTGCATTGGGTATTGGTCTAAGTGTAGCTACTGATATTGATATGTTAGAGCTAGAAGAAGGAAACATCTTTCAAGGTCTAGACTTCACTGCAGACTACGAAGTACCTAGTACAAACATCAATCTATATACTGAAGTTTCAACAGATGCAGACCTAGAGTTTGGTGACGTAACTGTAGGGGCTAAGTTTAACTTCTGATGTGGTTAGCTATAGTAATGTTCTGTATGTCACCTACCAATTCAGCAACGTGTACTCTGACAGTCAACAATGAAAACTTATACAGAACTAGAGAAGAATGTCGTATAGAGATGCGTAATATGGTAGATATGTTTATTTCAAGAGGTGTCTTTTCACAAGGTACATGTGTAGAAATAGGAGTTTCAACATGAAGATAGTAAAATGGTTATGGAGATATTTAAAAAGAATAGGGTGTGCAATCTTAAATAAGAATTGCGGTCCTGACTGTAACTGTAAGGTAGGTTAATATGGCGAGTCCTACACCTACAAAACCTGCTCTGTGGTCTAGAGCCAAGGCAGAAGCTAAGAAGAAGTTCAAGGTCTATCCTTCAGCATACGCAAATGCTTGGGCTGCTAAGTGGTACAAGTCTAAAGGTGGTGGTTGGAAAGGCAAGGACAACAGAGTAAAGAAGAAGAAGTAATATGGCTAAAGAAGGTCTAGGTAAATGGTTCAAAGAGGATTGGCGTGATGTCAAGACAGGTAAAAAGTGTGGAAGGTCAGGGAAGAAAGATAAACGCAGAGGCTACCCTGCGTGTAGACCTAAAGCAGTTGCAGGAAAAATATCAAAGAGTGAAGCCAGAAAGAAAACAGGACCAAAGAGAGTCAAGTGGTCAGTGACCGCCTCTGGTAAGAAAAGAAAAAAGAAATAAAATAAACCCCCAAGGAGAAATCCAAGGGGGTTTTTTCTTTACTTATGTGTATCAGTCCATCTCTTGCGTAGTCTATTGAGATACCAGATAGCTTTGTCTATATCTTCTAAACCATTCTTATACTCGCAACGCCAGAGATACTTGAGAACATTGGCAGCATGTGGTGCTATACTACCAGACATGTTCTCAGTCATAGCTTCGATAGCTTGTATACATTCTATCCCACTGTGGTTGTAGTGGACAGGGTTGTTGACTTGATCTGGACCACTCTCACTACATTCACCGCATACACCATCATCATCTAACAACCTTTCACACCATTCACAATTAGCCATCCAATCTCCTATGCTGATATGTCTACAATCTCACATGACTCGCCAGTACATGCAAATGTTTGACTAGACTTAGTCGTATCTTCTAACTCATACTCTGATAACTTAGTCCAATCAATACTCTTAGGCATTGTCTTAATAAGTTCTTTGTAATCATCTTTAGTACACTCTTGGTAAGGTGCTTGCTGATAGATGTGATCATCGTATGGTAAGAAACTTACACCAGACATTTCATCGAAGTGTTCGTAAACAAATGCACCCACCTGAAACCATTCATCTTTCTTTACGTTGATTGTCACGCTAGGTTTGTGCTCACACCAATGACGTTGATACATCAACCACGTTTCTAACTGATCGATAGCTGACAAGTCAGATGTTACTACAGCATTGGTTGGTGCTTGTACTGGAAAGCTAAACACTGTAGTCTGATCTGGTTTGTAAACACATGGCTCACTTGGTATGCCTTGATCTTTCATAAACTGAGTGAGAGGGTCTTTGTTGTCACCTCTTACTGTTCGTACATAGTAAGGACTATACCTAGCATGAATACCAGAAGAAGAGTCAACAAGTTGGGAGACAGTTCCCGATGGTTTGTTGCAACTTATAGCTGTACTACAATTAATACCAAGACGTTTAGACCACTCATCATTAGTAGCTACTGCAACCTCACGAAGTCTCTCTAGTGTCTTATCTAATCCTTTGTTCTTTAAAGTCATAAGTGGGTTGTCTTGGACTCCAGTTAATGACACACCAAGCAGTCGTTCTTCTTCTGTATTTCTCTGCCACACTTTACGCAAGTAGGGGAAGTTGGTGTATGTGGATTGGATAGTTCCCAGTATTGTTGCCAAACGGACTTTTCGCTCCAGATCGTCCACAGTATCCGTAGCCCTGACAACAACCTCTGTAAGATTACAGAACTGATACGGCCTAAGAATAATCTCACTACACGGATTAGTTCCGAAGTCGTAGTTAGGATCACGTCTGCCATTCTTCGCAGCTTGATTCTTACTTGCTTGTCTATTGAATACACCCCTCTCTCCACTTCCTGATTCTACTAGAGCCATCCACTCACGCATGAATGAAAGACTATCTGGTTTCTCTACGTATGCTACACTGTTGTTAGCTAAGTATCTATGAGCAGGAAACTCTCCTGACTTAGCGTGTCGCATCTTATCATCTGATAGGTTAGATAGACTGATCATAGCACTACGTCTAACACCACCTACTACTACAACCTCACCTATCTTACACATGATGTCGTGTGCTTCGATACTTGATAGCTTACGTCCTTGTGCTTCTTTGAATACATGTACTACAAAGTTAAACAAGTCAACCAAAGGAGCAGGTCCACTAGCACGTCCACCAAACGTCTTCAGCCTAGCACCTGCAGGTCTCACCCTACTAACGTTCCACTTAGGAACCTCACCACTATAGAGAAGAGCAATAACTTGTCGAAGAGCTTTAGCCCACCCTTCCTTACTGTCCTTTACCACAATGGTAGTATCACTCTCGAAGAGTTCTGGTATCTCTGGAAGCTTAGAAACGAACTGCCTCTCGACACTGAAGCCAACACCAGTACCACAGAGCAGAATAAACATAGCCTCATCGAAGGACTTAGGATCATCTACGGGTAGGTAACTACAGTTGTACCCTGCAGTGTTGTCTCTATCCAAGGCTGCACCTGCAGTCATCATTGCTCTCATACTTGGCATTACTTCGAGAGATAGTATTGCTTGTTCTATCTCATTACAAATACTAGAATCTACCAACGAACGAACAACATTAAACATGTATCGATCTACTGTCTCACCCCATGTCTCACGTCTTTGTTCTTCATCCAACCACCTAGCGTAGCGTGATGTGTGAATGAATGCTTGGTAGTCTGTTGGTAGATAATTGCTCATCTCTCGTCACCATCCCCTTGTATAGTTCCACGTTCTTTACGATCATATAGTTTCTCTAGATTCTTCATAGCTACATCGTGTAGTTCTATGTTTAAATCTTTAGACAACATAGCTGCGTACCACAAGACATCTCCTATCTCAGATGCAATAGCATTTTTATCTAGGTTATCATCTCGTAACATCTTCTTTACTTTGTTAGCTACCTCACCTGCTTCACCTGCTAGTCCAAGTGCAGGGTAAAGTACCTTGTGATTATGTTTGTACATTGCAGTCTTAGCTGCAGCACTCTGGTACTGACCAAGACTCATCATGTCTTTGTAAACTTCTTTGTAGTATTCCCAAGATTCACTTATCATATTCTAACTCCTCTTCTAGTATATCAAATGGCATGTCCTTGAAGAAGTAATCCCCCAAGTCTATGTCTCCTCTTTCAATCAACAACCCAAGAACAACGTTCTCTGTTATATCATTCTGTTCTAATAACTGAGCTAATCCATAGCTTTCTATTAATAAATCTAACTGCCCCTCGTAATCAAACATCCTTCCCCCCATAGAGTTTACGGATGGTGCTTAGTGAAATAAACTCAGGCTCATACACACCGTTCTCTAGTTCACGTTTTACTACAACACCCTTCCACCATTCATTGTTTGACTGACCTGCCCATGACTCTTCAGAGCCTTTGAAACACCCTGCGACAAGCCCGATAATCGAATTAGGATGTGCAGAATCTTTGAAATACATACTACGTTTATGACTGTGACCACAAGTAGAACTGTGATTCCTGTTTTGTAGTAAGGTGTAAGCATGATGAACACCAGAGACAGGTGTGCCATAATTACCTGCACCAAAGAAATGAGCGTAAGATACGCCATCGTAATCAGCGATACTGGGGGCTGAATTACGGTACTCATGGTATTCGTCAAACCATTGCTTCGTTTGAAGATGCCCGAAGGAAATCCCGTACTTCTCTCCCTGAAGTCTTGGATCATGGGCGATAGCTTTCTTGACTCTATTCTCATGGTTGCCCTCGAACCCTATCCAGTATGGACGCTTTCTTTTGTGATGTCTGAACTTCCAACGTAACCTCTCCTGTGAATCGTTGTAGTGGTTGATGTCACGTTCATAACCTTGAGACACTATTGCTTGAGGATACTTTGTATCAAAGCTATTCAAGCTACGCATGTCAGCACCATCACCTAAGTCTACAACATAATCTGGTTTCAAGTCGTAGATAAACGCACCTAGCCAATCAAATCTTTCATTGCTTGTTCCTGGATCAGCGTGAGCGCATGTATAAACTAATACTGTTTTTCTTTTTCTAAGCATCATATAAATCGCTGTTCTCTATAACAACACCTTCTATAGTTCTATTCACTCTATTAGATTCTTCGTAAGCTTCATCAAATGTACTGTATAACATTTCTGTTTCTTCTACCTTACCGTTGAACTCAGATAAGTAAACAACACAGATGGGGTTATCTCCTGTAGTGTTATCGATTAGTTCAGGATACTCAAATGGTTCTCGAATAACTTTATGTAAAGTAAGTTTCATCTCTTTGGTTCCTTTAGCCATGCTTCAGGTATATACCTGTCAGCGTATTTAAAATCATACTTGTTACACCACATACCATACGTTGTTTTACTTCCTTTGTAAAGCTTTGATTTACTATTTGTAAACACAAACCGTATGTCTAACTCAGGGTGTTGATTACGAACTGCTAAGTGTTTGGCACGATCAGGAGATATAAACCTTCCTTTAGTCTCAATGATTATACCGTTGTCTAATACAAAGTCAGGAGTGTAGGTCTTGATCTTAGGGTCTATCCATTTGATCTTCATCTCTTCGTATGTAAAACCTATTCTTCTTTTCTTTAGGAACTTTGCAGTGTCTTGTTCTAGTCCTGATCTGTAACCTGCCCTCAATGCTCTCTGTCTTACTTTAACTTTCATCCATAGAAACCTCTGGCACTTTAGGTTCTGATCTTACATCTACTAAGAACACAGGACCATAGCTGTAGATAAACTTACGTGCTTCAGGCCAACACTTCTTCTTGAACTCACAGTAACTGCACATCATTGGTAACTTAGAGTTAGGACTTGTCTTAGACTGAGGTACTTTCTGTTGACGCTCTGCAGTTAGATAACCTGATACAAGTTCTTTAGCATCAAGCATCTCCTGTTCTTTAGTCTTTAGTTCCTCAGTGAAGTCATAGACATCAAGACATATGTGACCATTCTGTTTGTCGATAACTAGGAAAGCACCTTGCGTTTTGTTAGTAACCTTATCATCGTCCTTACCTGCATAGACGTAGCTACTTAACTGACTGATGTACCCAAAAGGATCATCATTACGCAAAGTACCTTCCTTGAACTTCTTGAAGGCGTATGGACTACAAGACTTGACATCAACAGTCATGCCATCAATCACCGCATCACGATGTCCTTTGATACCATGTACGTCTAGTCTGTCTTGTTGTCCTTTTACATCATGCCCTGCAGCTATAGCCATAGTTAACGCAAGCTCTTCTATCATGTCACCATAAAAGAACTTTAGTAATGCGTTATACTCTAAAGGTATAGCTTCTTCAGGTGTGTTTACTTTGTACCATAGTTTCCTTTTGCATGGTGTTCCAATAGAAGATAGAGACAGGTAGCCTCTTGGTTCTTGCGGTTTACTGAATCGCTTGTTAGCTACAAGAGAAATGTTGGAGCCTAGAATAGAACCTTGTGTTCCAGACCACCCACCTTGACCCTTGATAACCTCTTGCATGTCAGCAATTAGTGTATCAATGGTTTTCATTTAGAATCCTACTGCTTCGTTCTCTTTGATGTACTCTTCTAGTTTAAGAACTTTAACACCAACTAAACTTGTACGGCTGTACTGTTGACCATCACTTCCAGTAAAGGTTGTGATTAAATTAGTACACTCAGCAAGAGTTCCGTTACCGATTACACCCATGTCTTCAGTCCAAATGTTATCATCCTTATCTGTAACCTTTGGTGCTCCACCTGCTTGTGGAATCTCAGTACCATCCTTCTTGAGAACTTTATGTGGACGTACAAACTTAACTACAATCTCACCATCAATCATACGGTTCTGGTTAGGTTGCTTCTGAGAACCTGAATCCTTGAGAGACTTCATACCCTCTTTATCTAGGATTTGATTAACAGTGTACGCTCCCTCAGACTTCTCGTATGCTCCACCGTACCCTGTTAGATCACGATTCTCTTCGTTGAGTCGAGGCCATTCGATTTGACCTACAGTTTTTACTTCTTTGTATATTGTCTTAGGCATGGGTTATCCTTCCTTTTTACTAAAGCCATACTTATATGTTACTATATAATTTTATTAGTGTCAAGTGTTAATGTGTATCTTTCCAAGATTTTCCTATCGAAGATTCACCTTCTAGTGGACACATGATTCCTAAATGTAAACCTGCCCACTTGATTGCGTCACGTTGTATCTCTCCTAGTCTTTCAGCAACATCTAAACCACCTCTCACTTGTGTTTGCCATTCGTCATGTACCCAAGTACATATCTTGTAGTCTATCTTTTCTCTGTCTGCTATCTCTCTCCATCGTCTTGTTGCGTATTTCATTACTAAAGTCTCACCGTTCTGCAACATACCTGCCAGTGTCTTGTGTTGGTTAGGTACAAAAACCTTGCGTCCATCGTATGCCTTGAAGTACCCACGTTCAGCTATGTCTGGTATCACTATGCTTCGTAGTCTAGATAAACCTTCAATGCTATTCGTAAAGTTATGCACTGCTCTATTAGCTTCTCTTGCATTAGTCTTTAGTATCTGAGCAATCTTTTGTGTACCTGCTCCAAGTAAGAACGCATAGATAAAAGTCTTAGCCATGTCTCTTGTGATATTCTTTAGACCCAATGCCTTACGGTTGAGGTTATGTATGTCCGTATCTTCTTCTTTCTTCCCTTCGATAATCGCCTTAACGTACTGCTTACTCTCCATGATGTCAGCCAGTATCCGAAGTTGGATTCCTGAAGCATCCGTACCCACAAGATAGCAACCGTCAGGTGTTGTCCATAAATCTCTGAAGTCTCCATCATAATCTTTCTTTACTCTCTCTACTGCACTCTTCGGTTCACCATGAAAGACACTTGGTATGTTACCCATGTTAGGATGTCTGTGAGCCATGCGTCCTGTCCATGAACCAATGTGTAAAAACTGTCCGTGTATACAACTGTCATTGCTATTTGAGAAAGCCTGTATCCACTCAGCAAGTGTACTTCTTCTTCCCTCCAGTGTTAACCATTCAGCTAAAGCTTGAGCACCTTCAGGGGCATCGTCAGGCAGTGTCTTGAGGTTCTCCTCAGATACAGTCCAACCATAATAACTGTAGTGCTCTAGTTTATCCTTGTTGTCTTCTCGTATAGCTTTGATGTGTCCTTTCGTTTTATCTGTAGGTTTCCACCCTGCTTCCCATAGTCTCTCTACTCTGTGCTTTGTCGATCCAGGATTGAACGATACGTAGTCATAACACTCTAGCATATCCTCTTCTATCTTAGTCTCAGGAAACTCTTCGAGTGCTTTCTCTACGTTCTTAAACAGACCACCATCTTCTCTGACTCTGTACTTGATAGTCTTTATTAACTCTAGTCTTGGTGGGAATGCTTGATGTATTCTCTCCTCTAGTTCTTGTAGTCTCTTAGTAATATCTAAGTGTAACTTATTTGCAACATCTATATTAAATTCAAACCCACCGTCATGCATTTCCTGACATATGATTGCTACATCATGCTCTAGTCTCATTGCCTGTGACCATGCCTGTGACATAACATGTGGGGAAAAGTGATTGAATAGTTTCTCTGTTACCTCTACATCTCTATGACAATACTTTAACATCTCTGGAGTTAGGCCACCCTGAAAGTCTTTGAAATCATCTTTAGGGTAGCCTAGTTTTTCTCCCCATGTAGCCAACTTGTGTGATCCAATACCGAAGTCTATTAGCATAGAAACGACTAGCGTATCTACGACATTCGACATACTTATCACGTTACCTAAGTGTCTGTTGATTACAGGTGCGTCAAAGTTAATGAAGTTATGCCCTACCCATCGTGTTACTTTCTTAGCGTAGTCCTTGAATCTAGTACGCTCTACTTCATCTTCATGTAGGTTAAGAAACTCATGTGTCTTACCTGTGTCTTTTTCTTTAACACAAATACACCACAACTTATCTGCGTTTAGATCGTTTGTTTCTATGTCTGCGAATACTATCATCAAGTTCCCCTATCCAGTGTGTAACATCGTCGAACGGATTAGCTCCATCGTCCTCTATCCTCTGAGAGTTTAAAGGTTGCTTCGTTAAAGATGAGCTTTCCTGCGAACCCTGTCTTTCCTGCAGGTCTGTTCTTGACGAGTAAGAGCTTTGTCGTGTTCCTTTCATCACGATCCTCTGCCATCTTATCACGTTCTAGTTTAACTACAACAGATGCACGTTTCGCAATGGTTCTGCAATCTCGTACCTGTCCATCATCATTCTCATGGGCGATGGTTACGATACCCACATTAAGTTCTGAGGCTAGTCGAGATAGCTGCACCGATAAACCAGACAACCATTTCTCTACTGTCTCATCACCTTTACGTGAGTAAGCTAAGTCTTGTATCGGTTCAAAGAATACATAGCTTACACCACAAGCTTCCCTAAAGTATCTTATCTTTTCTAAGATGTCCATAGGGTCTTCGTCAACAGCAATCTGAAACTGGTATAGTCTCTCATCTTTGGTTAGATCGATGATAGATTGCTTGACCTCTTCTTCCATGTCGTGTTCTTGTATTAAATCTTTACGTGTCAAGTTCATGTTTAGATCATAAGAAACTAAACCTAACACACTTCTTTTTTCTGTCTCTTCGAGGTGACATATCGCAATGGATGTATCCTTGTGCTCAGTCAGTACATGGTGTTCCAAGTACCGCATGAACTCAGTCTTACCTATACCTTCAGGTGCTTGAAACACAGTGAAGTGTCCTTGCATTAGACCCAAGGCTACATCATCAAAGGACTCAATGCCTGTTGATACAAAGATAGCATCGTCTTGTTTCTCGAACAACTCAAGGAACTGTTCAGGTGTACTGCGAATGTTATCTGGTGTGTACCTCTTCGCATTGTAGAATGCTGCAGCGTAACTTGGTTTAGCATTACCCTCAAGAAACTCGTTAGCATCTTTGTACTTGTCGTGTATAATCTGATAAGTCTTCTTCGGGAAGAGTGCTCCTATCTTGGTAGCTAATGCCCTACCTGCCTCATCGTTATCAACTGACAACACAATCCTGTCGAAGCTATCAATCCATTCCTTTGATTTACCCTGCCAGAGTTTCTGGTTAGGTGTTGCGCTAGGAACAGACACACAAGGATACTTCTTGTCGAGCATTTGGAAAGCAGACATAGCATCTAGCTCACCTTCACATACAACTACAGACCTTGATGAACCTGCATTGAACTTGTCCATGCCGAATAGTTCATCAGTCTTGAATCCCTTGTCTGTCTTGAAACTCTTCTCCTTTGTGTTACGTACCTTCCTGAATCCTGATGGATACTTGTACACTTGATTGAAACCAAATGTCTGCACCCCGAAGAACTCCATTACATCTTTACGTACACCACGATAGGTAACGTAATCACCAAGTCCTTCGATCTCTGTAGTCTTCAGTGTTCTTGTTATCTCTTCCAACGGATACTCATCCTTTGCCCATGACTTCAAGTTCATTCCCTTCATTGGGTATGTTCTCTCACAACTATGACAGAAACCTGTCTTCTTCTCAGAATTAAAAGCAAAGGCATCTGAACTGTCACACTCCACATGAGGACATGGTTTGTGTGTTATCTCTTTAGCTATCATCATCTACAATCCCTTATTAAAACATCGGGTTCATCATGCTGAATGTCTCGTACCATGACGATCCTTCCAACGCTAACCACATACCCACAGGTACACCTAGTATAAATAATACACATACTAGGAAAGCCCACCCTAATCCTTTTGTTGTACAGTACTGTTCACTCATCTACTATTCTCCATCAAAGCTTTCCAGGATTTAGGATACAGCGTACTCATGTCCATACTAATTGAGTTAGCAACTAGACGTGTCTCCTCTTGTGCGTCCTCTCCTTGTCGTAGCTTACACATATCGAACCATGCGTCAAGACTACCAGACCAGTACCATTCTGTCATGGTGCTTTGAGGTAATACCATACGTGCTTGCTCTGGTGCTACACCCTCTTCAAGTAATTGTTTGTACGCCTTGTTACACCACATACTATGCTTCGCTAATGTGCTAATCATATTGTTTGATATTTCTACAACACCTCGACTACCTTGCTTCTTATCATCTGCACGTCCTCTCCATCGTGATACGCTTACAGATGGATCAAAGAACTCAGGCTCATCATCTACATATCTACGGCTAACCTCATTCCATCTTAGGAACTTGTGCTTGACTAACTGCCTAGCTACAAACACTGGTGCTTTGACATGGAAGGTAGCAAAGCAATGTCCAAAAGGTGACATGTGTTTATGTCTTGCGAGGTACGATATAAGAATACCGTCACTCACCGTAAGTGTATTGTCTTCATCCCAATCACTCTTCTTGTTAAAGCTAACACGAGCAGCGTTTACTACAGTCAAGTCACTACCCATACTATCTATTAAAGTTACATCAATCATTTTTATTACCCTTGAGCCTGTGTTTGAAAAACAGAATCGTATTTATACCAGTGTTGATAGTAACCATGATAAGTATCCACCATTGCCACCATAACAGTCCACCAACTTCTAACATTTCTAATCTCCATACTTATATGTTACTACGAAAAACAAACAAAGTAAATACTATTCTTTATGTTTTTCTTTTAAATTAAATAGTGATGCTAACTCACCCTGAACATCGTCTATCTTGAACGCTCTATATAAATCATCTAAACCGTATTGATTGTAGACTGTTACATTTATCTCATCCTTACATAGGGTGCAGTAGTATCTATCCATCCTCACATCTTTGAACGTTGCGTCTGTTCTGTTACAACAATAACATCTCATGTCTCTCTCTCTCCTTTAAGTATATTTGTTTATAGTATTATTATACTTAAAACAATATTACTTTAAGTATAAGATAGGGTATCACAACTAAACTGATTTGTCAAGCCACCTCCTTTAAATTAAATATGAAAGCTTTCTTTATGTTCTCAAACTCTTCGTTTTTTATGTGTAGGTTGAATATCTCCAAGTGATTTCTAGCCTCTCTTATGTTTAGTTTCTTAGTTAATACCTCAAGTGTACCGTCCTCCTTCTCTGCTACGATCACATAAGAGTTAGGTAAATCCTGGGTATCCATTCCGAATGTTGTTCTCATGTTCATTATATTACCTTCAATGAGTATGCTATACATATTGTTACAAATACAATTACCAATAATCTTCCAGTCCAGATTGTTTGGTGTGGTGGCATCGGTATCGTCAAGAAAATAATCAATGCCGCTATCCAAATTAATATTTCCACTACATATCTCCTATGTTAGTTGGTGCATAGACTTCACCATTGTATTGACTACCTGTCTTTGTGTCCGTTCCAAAGTCACATGATGCTAGTATAACTAGTATAGCCATGATCCAGTAGAATGAAACCTTAGACCACTTGATGAAACCCTCGAATGTTTTCTTTGCTTCTATCTCTGCTGATTGACTTGGTGTCATTACATCAACTCCTCTCTCTTACATTCTCTGTAGTACTCGTACTCACCATCCAAGTCAAACTCCCACCTCAAGTCCGAAGGTATATCTGCGAACCACCAATCATCATCGTAGTCTATGTCGTATCTCTTGTCCTTACCATCATCAAATACACCAACAAAGATATGTGTGTCATTGTAGTACGAGGCTGACAGTCCTACACCTAACCTTTCCATTGCCGCCTCGTATGCAGTGATAGGTGGGCCATCTTTAGTATCGAATGAGATATGCACCCACCAATCTCCTTCCTCTAATTCGGGTGGACTGCACTCAATGCTGTAAGCTTCCCGACTTGTACCCCACATTTCTACTGCTTTCTCGTACTCCCATTCACCGATTGGATTAAGATATTCCAGTAAAGTACCATCATCACAGGCTTTTTCTATAGCTATTATGACTTCGATACCACCGCTAATAGTTAAGATATTCTGGCATACACTAGACATCATCTTCCTCCTTTCTCTGCGTTACATTTGGGAAAGCATGGTATAACTTCCATCGGGTTTTCCGTAAGGCTCTTTCTGTAGATGCATAACAATCACCATCCATCTCAGCTAGTTCGTTATCCCAATCGTGAAGAGCACTCCACAATTCTTTGAACGCATCCTGTTGTTTCATAGTTAGCTTGTCAAAAGATGTATTCAAGATATTATCTTTTCTTTCTTTCTCTGTCTTCCATTTCTTCTGTCGTGCTTCTTCTTGTTTTGTTGGTATATATGGCATTAGTTTCTCCTCTCAATTATAAACTGTTGAACTCATACACTGCTTGTGCGAACCCTCTTGGTGTTGCACTACGAATGTTCTTTGTCTTCATACTCTTACCACCTAGCTTTAAGTGTTGTCTACTGTGTCCGTCTTCGGGTTCTACTGGATCAGTCCAAGGCATAGTGAAACCATTACCTGTCCACAAGCAAGTCTTCTTTGGGTAAGCATCTTTAGGTGCTATGTGACTAGGCCACCTTGGATGTTGTGCTTCATCGTCAGGTATGTACTCGCCATACTCATACGGATGAAAACTGTAGTCAGGTTTACGCCACTTGGTAGCCAGTACAGACACAGGATTTTCTATGAAGTATGGACACCCTAAGTCCTCAAACAAATGAGCACAGTCAACCGCATGTTGTGCAGCCTTGTTTTGAAACGCAGGGTCACGCTCTGCTTTACGTTTGAAGTGTGCTGCACCTGATACAGCCAAGTCAGTACAGACAGGGAATGCCATACCAAAGATTACACGCTTACCATTGAACTCATTAAAGATTTCTCTATGTGTGTTGAAGTCGTGTAAGTCAGCGTATTGATAACATATACCTTCATGTACTCTCCCTTCCTTTGGGTGTTGTATATCAAAAGCATAACATTGATAACCTTGCTCTGCCCAAGGCTTGAGTGCCTCGCCTGTGTAGTCGTAAAGACTGATTACTATTTCTTTTCTCATTTGTATATTCTCCTTTTAATTATCTGTAGACTTACTGCTACCATATAGACTTGTAATTCAATTAAGTAAATAGTCATTATATTTATTTCTTCTTTGTGTAACCCAAATGTCACACTTAAAATATCATTAGAACATCATCTCCCCTTGTTCATCGTATGGACTTCTAAAGTAATCTTTAGCCATGCATAATTGACGTTCACTCACTTGATCAAACTCAGGATCAACTTGGTACTCCTTCAAC